TAACACTACTAAATAAATCTATTTGCTTAATTTGTTTTGGTATAACTAAATTTGTAATAATTGTCTCACCTACTCCAAGCTCAGTCTCTAAATATTTAGACGCTAAAGTACTTCCCGTTTTTAATTTAAAGTCAAACTCATTATGTACCGCCGCTACAAAATTATTAGATACATAATAAACCTCTCCAATAGAAATAAAATACTCACCGCCCAAAGTAGTATCTATTTCCCCAGTTTTAAAAGTTACTGAATTATTAGGTATTACGGAACTTGGAGAGGATAAAGAGTTGTCTATTGCATTTTGCGTTATATCGAGTTGTAGTATTTGTTTTATAGTATAATTTAAACCTATTTTTTCTACTACAAAAGCTCTTACATAAGCTTTAAAGTTTGGAGAAGATGCAAGAAAATTAAGAATATCGGTAGTATTTACTGCAATTTGCGTATAAATCAAATCAAAATTTAATACCCCTTGTAGACTGATGTTATTATCTGCTGCCGCAGTATAAATACCCGTCATCTCGTTATACTCGTCATCGCAAGTATTAAAGTATTCATTAGGGAACTCAGCTTCTAAACAAGATTGGTTTTCTAATACTCCACCGTTAGCAGTTACTCGAGCGTAATAATCTGAGATAAAATCTGCTTTGTCAAAGACTAAAATACTATCGGCTAAATTAGCTGGGTCGCTTATACTTTGGCATTGCACTAAATCGCTTGTTATGCATTCCGCACTAAACTCCTTACACAATATAGCAGCGTTGTCTAAAAGTATCTTACCGCTTCCGTAAGGAATTATTAAGCTCTTAAATAGCGTTGTGTTTAAAAAAGTGCTATCGTAAGTATATCCCGCCTCTTCGATTATAGCGTCTAAGTATTGCTTTAAGTAAATAGCTGGTTTAAATTCTTGAGTTTTCCAAAGAGTATACCTACTACGCCCTCCTATATCTATCATAGGGTAAACGTATCCCTCGCCTATTGTAGCCGTCCAGCTATCCTCTATATTAGCTTGAGTCCAAGCGTGGTCTAAAGCGGATAGGTCTAAGTCTTGTAAGTACTTATCCTTTATCTTCTCAAATAGGTTACCTACCTTACCCGTAGCAGCTATCTCGTAAGTTACTAAGCCGTCTATGTCTTTGATTGATAAAAGCTGGCAATATCCGTCAATTACTAATACTCCGTCTTGTAGTATCTGATAGCTTGTTTTAAGGTTAGGATTAAAGGTTAAAAAATCTACGTTAACATCGAAAGCGTGTTCAAAGATTTGGTTTACTAACTTGCCCTCAGGAATAGTAATAGTCTTAGAGTAATCGCTTAACCTTTTTTGTGGGTTATTTACATCGTAAGCCTCTTTTGTTAAAGGTATAGCCCCTTCGTTATGCGGTATAGAGTAGCCCGCTATAATATGCTCTATTACCATTGTCTCTCGTCTGAGTTTTCAATAGTCATATCTAAAGCTAAACTATACACTAATCCGTTCTCGCTTTTGGCGTGCTGGTAGGTATTGCCGCTTACGTTTACGCTTACAAAGCCCTCGTCACTTCTCCAATAAACTTCAGGAGACGAAATAAGGTCTTCTAAGCCACTTACCTCGAAGTCTTCAAGTAATCTACTATTAAGATTATAACTCTCGCTTGTAGCGGTGTTAAAAGCCCTTGTACGTTGTGCTGAGGTTTTATAAACTAAAGTACTACCGCTAACTCTATCGGGAGAGTATTTTGCAAAGGTTTTATTTATCTGCGTAGTTTGGTTGCTCTTGCCGTCAAAGACAAAGCTATTAAAGCCTCCCCAACGATTTAACCAGTGCAGTTCGTAAGGTGTGTAGTTAGTATCGCAGCTATCTAACTCATAAAGGTAAGCATTAGATACAAGCTCTAAAGTAGACTCATCGTATATAGCTACTGCGTAGTATTTGGCGTTTGTCCAAACTATCGGAGTATCCCAAGCGTGAGCAGAGGCTTCTTGCCTTCCAATATCTAAAGCAAAGTAACCCTTTGAGGTAGTGCCTAAGTCTAACTGACTAAGTGAGATTTGAGTAAAAGAGGCGTTTAGTGTTTTAATCCATACTCTAAAATTTGCAGTCGCTCCACTTTGTACCCATTGTATTTGAGTCTTTTGGTTAGTCTTTACCTTTAGCCAATTATTAGCAGAACTAAAAGCGTTTATAACCGGTATTGTATTACTAAAATTACTAAGTAGGTTTTTAAATGTTGCGCTTGTCGCTAATTGGTAATCTTGCCACTCGTTAGAAGCAAATTGAATGTACTTAGGAGAAGCAGCCGAAGAGCTTATAGTGTTAGAGGTAACTACCGAGCCTTGTAAAGCTCCGTTGTAATACTCCTGAAATGTTACCCTAAATTGATTTAAAGTATTTGTTATAAGCCCTACCGTATCTCCGTTAGGTACTGAGTAGGTAATAGGCACAAACGATTTAACTACGTCTTGGATGCTTAGTATAGCCTGAGTAGTGGAAGGTCTTACGTTTATTTGCTGAGTGCTTATAAGCGTATTCGCTCCACTTGGGTTTAGATATACTTTACATACTATTTTAAAGCCAGGTTGTGCGGTACTTGTTGAGCTTAATAAATACTCAATAGGCGCAAAGGCTGGTCTTATGTAAGTTGTACTCGGTTGGTCTTGGATAGTAATAGCCATTTTCTATATATACGCCCTAAAATAAAAAAGGACTCATAAGAGATTATTTTAACTTAATTACTTCTAAAACGTAATCACTATACTGAGTTAAAAGCATCTGCTCGAAAGCTATTAATTTTTTATCGTTTATAACGTTGCTATAAAAGTTGGTTCGCTTTGTTCCGTTGTTAAATATGCTGCGAGCTATTGCAAAGGCTATTCCGTTGCGTATCTTCTCAGCGTCTTGGCGTTTACCTGATTTAGTGTTACTTGTTCTTGGAGCGTTTATACCTCTATTAAGCATAAACTTCCGTATAGCTTTTATAGGTGGCATTTTATTAGTGTATTTGAACCTCGATATACCCGTATTGTTTTTAGCTCCGCTTACGCCCTCGTCTAAGTACTCATAATAATCAGGCATTGCTATTGTAATCTTAAATCCGTTTGCGGTTACTACTACGGGCTGAGCGTTGCCGTCTCCTATCGCCTGAGCAGTATTCCCGCTTGCGTATCTGCCTACGTCTTTTAAGGATTGTACTAAGTCATCGACAACCGTTTGCCAATACTTATCTAAATTAGCGTATAATTTATTTTGCATTCTTTTCGTAGTTAGCTTTCTCTACCATATAAGCCCACCAGTTAAGGAACTCAATCGCTCCAAGTTTAGTTGTTTCATTTATGCTTATATTGTGGAGTTTAGACATAGCCTCTATTATGCTGAATAGTCCCCATCGTTGTCCAAAATCTCCCGCGTCATCTTCAGAGTGTCCTTCATCCACTTGCTCAAAGAGTCCTCGGTATTGTTCAAGTAATCGTTCCAAAGATTCCAAAAAAAAACAAAGATATTCCATACCTTGTCTAATTCCGTTCCTCGTATTAAAGCTGCTCGCTCATTTAAGCTGAGGTTATCGTCTCCGTAGTTTTTGCCTTCGGGCTTGCTTATAGCTGCTAAGAGTAAATCCATAACCTTAACGCCTTCGCCTGAGTACTTACTTCTAATATTGATTATGTCAAGAAGCTGACCGCTTGTTAGCTTTTCGGGTTTATGCTCTATATGATAAACGCTTCCGTCAAGTATTACTCTGCTATTAATTTTTAGCTTCTCTAACTGCTTAATATTAAACTCCCCAAGCTCTGCCATCATTAACCCGAAGTCTTTTAGCTTAACCTTACTTGCCTCCTCGTAAGTAATATCCCTTATTGCTGCTACTGCGTAGATGTTCTGCTCCATTACGGGTAGATTGCTATCTATCTCGTTAAGTAGCTGGTATTGTCCTACGGTAATCTTAGATAACTTTGTATGTTCCATATCCTTTCTTACTAAATTTGTGCATTATTAAATACCTAAGTGCGTCTATTGCGTGATTATAGCCGTCTATCGGAACGTTTAAACTATCTCCGTTTCTGTCTACCTTCCACTTATACTGCTCCAATTCTTTTATTAAATTCTTACTTGACGAATGTACGTTAATTGAGTAACCTTTTAGCA